AAGAGTGGTTACCAAATCATTTATATTATTGGTGTCAAGTTAAAATAACAAAAGAAGAACACAAGAAAGATAATTTAGCAAGAGATGAACATACTCTTGATGAAAAAGAAAATTTAATACACTATAACGAAGCTAGTATAGAATTATTAATATAGGAGTAAAATTGAATAATTTATAAATAAGATTTAAAAACAGAGGATTATTATGATTTATAATGAAGATGACAGAGCACAAAGACTATTAGATGTCTTTGATATTTTACCAGGACAAGTAAATGTTTCGTATGTAAATAATACGAGTCATATTGTAGCATGGCATAAACATAATCTACAAACAGATTATTGGGTTTGTATAAAAGGTTCGTTTAAGGTAGGATTAGCTACAGTAGAAAATGGTTGTGAGTTTGAATATCTATCAGATAAAAATCCAAGAGTGTTAGAAATAACACCAGGAATTTATCACGGATATAAAGCATTAGAACCAGGTTCTATATTATTATATTATGTAACAAGAAAGTATGATATAGAAGATGAGATAAGAAGACCGATAGGACACTTCGGAGAACAATGGGATACAGAAAACAAATGAGTTTGAGTTGGGTAAATGTAGATTGGTTTAAAAGAAAGATTCTTCACGAATATCAAAGTGGTGGTGATGAAGCTACAAAGAAGTATCTTAAAGTTATAGCACAAGCTATTAGTGATACTGATTATGTAGAACTATTAGAATATGCTAATAGTCTAACACCAGAAGATACAAATCCTGATAAATCAGAAGAGGATAGATTATGGCGAATATAAGTGGTTGGATAATACATAAAAAACCATTAAAAGAAAATTACGAAGTCCAAAGACTTGTTGAGGAATTTGAAAAACAAGGTGTAGATATTCGCGTTGTAAATCCAAAAGATGTAGATATCTTTGTAGATAGAGATGATAGAAAATCTATTATCGTTAGTGGTGAACCAAGAAAATTACCTGATTTTGTTATACCAAGAACGGGTAGTGGAACAACATACTTTATTAAAGCTATTATAAGACACTTAGAAAGATTAGGTGTAGTTATGATTAATGGTAGTGAATCCATTGATGCAGTTAAAGACAAATTATATTCACAACAGATATTAGGAGAATCAAATTTACCAGTTCCAAAGACTATGTTGGTAAAACATCCAATTAATATTGATTTAGTAGAAAAGAATTTAAGTTATCCTATGGTAGTAAAAACATTAAGTGGTTCATATGGAGCGGGGGTATTCTTAGTTGAGGATAGAAAACAATTCAGACAACTTATGAAGATGGCAGAGATAACGAAACCAAGTTATAATATTATATTACAAGAATTTATACAAGACTCTTATGGTAAAGATTTGAGAGTGCTTGTTGTCAATGGTAAAGTTGTTGGTTGTATGATGAGACAATCCATTGATGGAGATTTTAGAGCGAACATCACAAGAGGTGGTGAAGCAATACCTTATCAAATAGATGAAGATATTGAATGGATTTCTGGTGAGTGTGCGAGACTACTTCACTTGGATATTGCAGGTGTTGACTTGTTATTCAACAATGGAAGTTATACAATTTGTGAGGTTAATTCTGCACCAGGGTTTGAAGGTATGGAAAAGTATACAAAGATAAATGTATCTGAAGAGATGGTAAATTATGTGGTTAAAAAAATTGGTGGTTGACGGGTATATTATTTCCCTTTTCTTAACTACCAAAGGTAAATATCGGGGAAAAAAATAAATGAACAAGCTATTTTTAGCAATTATAATATTATTAGTAGGAAACCTACTAGCGTGGTTTCAATTGAACGCACAATTCAAATGGACAGAGAGTTCTTTTTGGAATAATGCTTATGCAATGTCAATCTTTGGACTACCAGTCGGGTATGGTTTCTTTATAGCAACAAAACTATGTTACGAACATTTCGGTTTTACCTGGAATATGAGAATGATAGGATTTGGTGTTGGAACATTAGTGTTCGGTATAATGTCTTGGTTAATGTTAGACGAGATACCTACTTTAAAAACTATTATATGTATTTTATTAGCAGTAGCAATTATATTAATTCAAGTAACAAACTTAGTGGAGTAAGAATATGGCAGAACAAGAAATAGCATTTAGACAAGCACCTGGAGATAGGTGGAAGATAACAAATTCAGATGTAATCTATGGTTCTTTAACAGATGCACTAAATTCAATATACATAAAACATAAGGTATCAGATTTTCGTATTGATGCAAAAAAAGGTATTATATTTATTGATGATGGTGTAGAAGTAGAAGAAGTTATAGAAACATATAGTTTATATGGGGAGAGATAATGAGAATAGGAATAGATGTAGACGGAGTATTGAGAGATTTTGTAACAGCTTTTAGAGGAGTTGTTGGACAAGAATATCCAAACGCTCAAATACCAGAAATGATTTCAACTTGGAAATTTGAAAATGATATTACAGGATTATCTGACACAGAAGTGAGAGAAATATATCGAAATAAATTTTCTAAACAATGTTTTCAAGAAGCACTTCCATTTAGTGAAGCAGTTCCAACCTTTTGGATGCTTGAAAAATGGGCAGAACGAGAAGGACACGAATTAATAATCGTAACTTCTCAAATACAACAAAACAGACATTACACTTTGTCTTGGTTAGGTAAATATACTATGAATCCAAACCAAGTTATTTTCGCAAGAGGAAAACATAAGTGGATAGAAGATATAGATTATCTGATTGATGATTCACCAGTCAATCATAAATATTGGGTGGAAAATAGAGAAGATAAAGATAACTTTATTGTATTTAACAGAAGTTATAATCAAGATGTTGAATCTAAATATAGAATAGATTCCTTATCAGAGATTAAAGAAATAATAGAAAGAGGTTAGTATGATAAAATATAAACATACAACAGATGATTTAAAATTAATAGGTATAGGATTTATTCCAGCGTCAATAGCACTATATATAATATACTATTTAGCATATTTTCTTTGGTGGATACCATTTTTAGTGGTATTTCCAGCGTTAGCATACTTTTTTGGTATGCTTTTAGAGGAAAAAGTTATGATAATTTATTATTTTATCAAAAAGCTCTTGACAAATAGGAAATAAAAGGTTATATTATAAGTATGAATTTAGGTTACGCATGTATTAATATGAATTTGTCCAATCCAAAACAATTTGGTTCGGATAATGACAAAGTTACAACAAATCGCTCAATGATTAGACGAACTTTTGACGAAAAAGGTCTAGGATATGTATCTGAACTAGCATTACAAAATGTTATTGACTTAAATGAGATTATTGAGTGGAATGAACAGAACAATATCAAGTTCTTTCGTATGAGCTCAGAGATATTCCCTTGGGCTTCCGAATACAAATGGAAAGATTTACCAGATATGGAGTTAATAAAGGTATGGCTAAACAATGCAGGACTTCTAGTAGAACAATATGGACACAGGTTGACTTCGCACCCGGGGCCTTTCAATGTTTTAGTTTCGCCAAACCCAAATGTAGTTGATAATACTATCACAGATTTGTCTATTCACGGAGATATCTTTGATTTTATTGGTTTGAGTAGAACGCCATACAACAAAATCAATATTCATTGTAACGGGGTGTATGGAGATAAGGAATCAGCGTTAGATAGGTTTTGTAAAAACTTCGAACGACTACCAGAAAATGTTCAGACTAGACTCGTAGTAGAAAATGACGACAAAGCGTCTATGTATTCAGTAAAAGATTTATATGAGGGTATTCACAAGAGGATTGGTATTCCAATTACATTTGATTATCATCATTACAAGTTTAATACAGGTGGACAAACAGAACAAGAAGCATTAAAACTAGCTATGTCTACTTGGCCAGATGGTATTGTTCCAGCAGTTCATTATTCAGAATCAAAAGCAGAACATCAGTTGGATGAGTCGATTAGACCACAAGCACATTCTGACATAATAAATGACTTACCTAATACTTATGGACAAGAGGTTGATATTATGGTGGAATCAAAATCTAAAGAGTTATCAATATTACCATTTATAGAGAAAAGTTATGAGTAAAAAAACAAAAGTATGGAGTATAGGTGATGGTATGTGGAAACTTCACATAGCTGACGAGAGTTTGTATATGAAAATTAGAGATACATTAAAACTCAGAAGAGAAAGAAACTGGTCACCGGCTGTTTATATGAAAGAGGGTGTAATTTACGCTTGGGATTTACATTTAGACAAAAAACAACTAGATACTGCTAAAGAAATTATTAAAAAACACAAATAAAGGTTATTATGGCAATAAAAGAAATTGTTAAATATCCAAACGATATATTAACAACACCAACAAAAGAAATAGACTTAGAAACTGCACAAAAAACAGCAGTTGATTTATTTCAGACTCTTAGTGATAAGGGTGGATTGGGATTATCAGCAAATCAAATCGGTGAAGATAAATCAGTTTGTGTTGTAAATGTTACTAATCCATTTTTCTTACAAAATCCTAAAATAGTTAAAAAAGAAAAAGAGATAATTTATAAAGAGGGTTGTTTATCTATACCAGATAAGATGATAACAACAAAAAGATATGAAAAACTTTGGGTTGAAGCAGACAATGTTGATGACACTATGTTCTTTGGTCCAGAAAAATCTAATCAAGTGAATAATGATTTACTTGTATTAGAGTCGGTTTGTGTTCAACACGAAATAGACCACTTAAATGGACTTACTATATATGATAGAGAACATAAGTTGGAACAATACATACGAACTGAAAAAAAATATGGTAGAAACGAAAAGGTTACCATTTCAAAAGGAAAAAAAACCTTAACACTAAAATATAAAAAAAGTATTCCTTATTTAGATAAGGGTTGGGAAATCAATGGATAAACACAGAGTTTTAGAATTATTAATTGATGCTATTGAACGAGAAGATTGGTCAATGGTTGAAGATGCAATTAAATTAATCAAAGGTGAAGACGAATATGTAGAAATGTTAGACTTTGATAATGAAGATGCAAGAGATATATATTAATATTTACAATAGTATAACAACAGGAGAATATTATGTTTAAGAAATTTATTGTAACACTTATATTATTATTTGTATTTAATGGTTATGTGTATGTGAATATCTTTGAATCACAAAAAGAAAATCACAACCAAAATTTAAAGTTATATAAAGATAGACTTACAGAATTAGAATCAGTTATAGATGAGTTTAAATTAGAAGGGTTAGATGTTACTGTAACTATGTATCACCCGACACGAGGTCAAACAGATTCAACACCAAATATTTTAGCTGATGGAACTAAAATTAGAATACACAAAGCATCAGAATATAAATATGTTGCTGTCAGTAGAAATTTATTGAAGAAAAATGGTGGTTGGTTAGATTATGGAGATTTTATATTTTTACGCGGAACAAGTGGAAAAGACGGGGTATATCAAGTAAGGGATACAATGAATAGAAGATTTGTAAATCGTATAGACATATTAGAAAGTCCAGGAACTAAACCATACAAGTTTGATAGTGCTAAAATTGTCAAGACAACTATGGAAAGTGATTTTGTATTTGTAAGTGATTAAAATAATTTGTATTTTGGGAGAATAAAATACTATTTATTACTAGTAGAATAATTAAAAATTAAATAAATGAACAATTAGGAAAATAAGTTATAATGCCAAACTTTTTAAAAGACTCGCCTTTGAGTCGAAATCTAACAGAAAAAGAGATAGACAATCTCTTGTTAGCACTTCAACACATACAAATGACTATTGAAGGTTACACTTCAACAGATAGAGATATTATTGAACGATATAATTCTAAATATTATAAAAATAATATACCAACAAAAACTAATATGAACTCAACAAAAATAGATATACTAAGAGCAGAAATAGGTGCAAAACTTGGTAATTTTGGTAAGAAAAGACAAGGATTTCCAACGGGACTTGTTAGTAAAAAGGTAGAATTGGTAGAAAATTTATCTAAACAATGTTTTGATATAGTAAAAAAACCAAAATCTGACTTATCAAGAGCAGAAGTTGAACATATTTTTCCAATAAAATTCCAAGTATTAATGATAATACAAGATTATTTAGACGGAAGATGGAAATTTGAAGTTCTTGAAGGTGGAAAACTTGGTGATTTTGAGAATGGACAAAGATATGTTGAAATTAACTATCCAATCTTTCATCTAACAACGATTACTACAAGAGAAGAAAATATGAATTTAGTTCCAGAAATTAATAGAATAATTGAACATTGGAAAGCTTCTGATAAAGTAACTCCTGTTGGTCAACACGATATGGAAAGTGTTAGAAAAGCAATTGAAAATGCAGAACATTATAAAAGAAATAACATTGTTTTTTATAAAGATGTCACCCTAGTTGGAATTCACCAACATCATTTTCAATTAGTAAGTTCATCTTATAAAGAATTAATGGGTAAACGCATAATAAAAAAATCAAACCCGTTGAAGAAATTCCTTGACAAATGAGAATAAATGTTGTATATTAGAGGTATAAATTAATGAAACAAGATTATAAACATAAATTATATGGAAGACGAATACTACACATAATGTCACCAGTTAGGTGGAAGGGTAGTAAACATATCGTCCACGCGGATTCAAACTATAAGGTAATGGCCAAAACTATTAAATGGTTACCACAATGTCATCACACAATATTAACCCCCGAAAATCACACAATACCAGATTTAGGAGAGAATGTAACATTAGTTCCATTCCCATATGCTCAATCAGTATTATTTAATCGTGGATTCTTTCACGGAAGACATTTAGTTAAACACACAGATTGGAGAGCAAAAGATTTTGACTTTGTATTTAATCATCAACCAGAATTATTATACAATGTCTATAATGCATTATTAACTGGTAGATATGGTATGTCAGTAGATTCATTTAACTTTTTCCATTGGGTTGATTGTGCAAAGAGTAGACCAACTGGTGGCTATCCTGTTGGATTCTTCAGACAATTAGAAGCTATTGATTTGTCTTATCGTTCTTACTTTCATTGCCCTGTTAGTTTAGATTATATGAAATCTAATTGGGATAAAAATGACCATACCACAAAAGGTGTTGATGAAAAAGTAATGAAAGAGAAAATAAATTACTTTCCATTAGGAGTTGGTGATTTACCTGACCCAGAACCATTTCCATTACCAGATAAAAAGATTTTAGTATTCAATCACAGATGGAACAACACAACAGGTATAAAAAAATTAATTAAGTTCACAGAGGACTTAGATAGAGATGAGTGGTTAGTTTGGGTTACAGATGATGAAGCTAAAAAACCAAAAGCAGGTGCACCAGCACCAGATTGGATGATGGTTAAGAACTTACCAAGTGGCGGAAATTATCGTTATCTATTAGACAAATGTTTTGCAAGTTTATGTTTTGTAGATGATTATATGACTTGGAATTTATCAGCTCAAGATGCTATCAAAGTTGGTAGACCAAGTTTAACTTATAAACACGATACACACGAGTATGTATTGGGTAAAGATTATCCAATGTATTTTAAAGACAAAAAATCATTTAAAGAAATGTTAGATAATATGTCAGTCGGACAAACATTAGATTGGACTTTACCAGAACACGATAAACAATTTGAAGAAAACTTAGTTGGTGATTTAATCAACGCTTTAGATAGTAAAAAGAAAAAAGTAAACAGCACAAAATCTGGTGTAGAGTGGTTATATCACATTTTACAAGGAAATGGATATAAGAAAAATTTACTTCACAACTCACACCCAAATTTATTCCTAAGTAATTCTTGGGAAAAGATTAGGTTATGGTGTATGGGTAAAGGTGTATTAGATGACCCAACAAAAGAATTTACAAGACTATGGATACCTGATGAAAGACGAGATGAAATACAAAAGATAGTTGATGACGCAGGTGGTCTCGGGGAAAATGGTAAAAAGTTAGAACACTCATTAAAAGACCCGACTTTTAATGATAAAGAAAACCAATGGTGGTAATATGAGAGAATTAAAAGCAGAACAAATACAAAAAAATTATGATACATTAATTAACACTATTCAGTTATATATAACTGGTGATAGGAAAGATAAAGTCTTAAAAATGTATAATGATATGGAAGATAGATTTATGATGGCTCCCGCAAGTGCTAAGGAACATTATCATAACGCAATGTTAGGTGGTTATGTAGACCATATAAACAGAGTAGTAGATTTATCATTAAAGGTAAAAGAATTATGGGAACAGAATGGTAGTAAAGTAGACTTTACAGAAGAAGAATTAGTTTTTTCAGCGATTCATCACGACTTGGGTAAAGTTGGTGATTTGGAAAACGATTATTATGTTCCACAAGATAATGAGTGGAGAAGAAAAAATATGGGGGAAATATTTACACACAATCCAAAGTGTGAATATATGTCAGTAACAGATAGAGCATTTTTCTTATTACAACATTATAATATTAAAATTAGTAAAAAAGAATTTATCGGTATTAGATTAACAGACGGAATGTATGAAGAAGCAAATAAAAGTTATTTAATAGCTTATAAGTCAGAGTTTCAACTTCGTTCAACCATACAATATATTCTTCACCAAGCTGATATGATGGCCGCTCAGATAGAGGGTCGTCTTACAAAAGAGTCAATTGAGAAAGATGAGACAGAAGTTCAAGAAAGAATACAAAGTCTAAAAGAAGTAGTTGGTAGTCCTGATAAAGCTAAAGATGAAAAACCTAAAATAACAAACGATTTATTTGAGGAATTATTTGGAGAGAAAAGATGATAGTAGAAGTAATGTTAGGAGTCTTTGTTGTAGGTTGTTTAGTTCAAGCTTATGTAATTTGGAACTTGATGATTAAACAAGAGAAACTTGAAGATTGGACTGAAAAGTATATTGACAAGATTCAACAAGTTAATACAAATCTTACTGAAATAGACTATAAAGGATATTTTGAAGTAGATGATGAAGTAGGAACAATTTTTACACAGATTAAAGAAGAAGTAAAATCACTAGAAGAATTAACAGAAGAGGAGTTATAATGCCAAGAAAAGCTAAAAAGGGTTCATCAAGATATTATTTTACACAGAAAACAGAGGATGCTATTATTCGTTATAATAGTGAAGAAAGAGCTCCTATGAGAAATAAGATTTACAACGACCACATAGCTGCGGCATTTGACAAGTTGTGTGAAAATATAATTCATACATTTAAATTTTATTACTTTGATGTTTCTTCAGAAGAAGTAAAACACGAAGTGGTTAGTTTTTTAGTTATGAATATGCATAAGTTTACAGCAGGTAAAGGGAAAGCTTTCTCTTACTTTAGTATTGTAGCTAAAAATTATTTAATATTACACAACAATAACAATTATAAAAAAATGAAAACACACGATAAAGAAGATGTGTTGGATTGGGATAGAAGTATTCAAACAGAAATACAACAGAAAGATACAAGTCAAGCATACAATGAGTTTGTAAAACAAATGTTAGAATACTGGGATAATAATATGAATGTAATATTCAGACGACACAAAGATATTCGTGTTGCTGACGCAGTATTACATATTTTTAGAATAAAAGGTAATATAGAAAATTTCAATAAAAAAGCGTTATACATCTTGATAAGAGAAATGACGCAGTCAAATACACAACACATTACACGAGTTATTAATGTAATGAAGAAATATCAAAAAGGAATCTATAAAGAATTTCAACTAAATGGATACATTGATACAAAGACCACCGGGTCATTTGTAATCCATAATTAATATATATAATTACTTATTAAAGAATTTGGGTTTATTTCTTTACAGGATAGACCCAATGTTAGTTCAATAATACGGAGGATATAGACTATGAAAGATATCGTAACAACAATAAAGGGATATGTAAATGATTTAGTTCAGTTATCAATGTCGCTTGTTGCATTCGGAGCAGTAGCAGGGATTTTATTTCCAGGTGGAATGTTTGGAATGGATGTAATCGGTAATCTGATATCACTAGTTAATAAGTTTGGAGAAGCTGGTTTTGCTGGTTTCATCACTTTAGTGGTATTAGTCGGTTTATTTCGTAAGTAGGAACACGAAATACATAAGCAATAAATCCTACATATTGCTTAATTAAAAATTGGGAACAGAATAAAATATTTTGTTCCCTTTTTTTATTGCCATATATTTATTACCAAAGGATTATATTATGTCAAACGATTATGAAATATTCAAAGGTAAATCGTTAGCCTCACTATTTGAAGATATTTATCAAAACCAAACCTATAACAGAAACCAATTAGATGTTTTGACAAAAAATATCACAGCAATGATAAAAGATGGTGATACAGCAGTTCAGATTATACCAATGATGAAAGAATACTTAGAAATCAATGTTAGAAATGATGAATTATTGATTAAATTAGCTTCAATTGTTCAGAAAATTATTTCTGCAGAAAATAAGGGTGAGTCTGAAAGTGAGTTCGGATTATCTGAAAACGAAAAAGAACAGATACTACAAACCATAGTGGAACACGATACTATGGATTTACAAAAAGCATCTGACAAGATTACAAAAGAAATAAGTTCTTCTAAAAAAGATTAAAAAATGCCATATAAGAAATCAATTAATAATGTAGCACTTGGAAACACCAATGAATTTTTTAACAAAATTAAAGGTGAAATAACAAGTTTAATAAAATCAAGTGAAGTTGAATTTTATGAACTAGAATTATTTTCAGTTCAAAGTATATTATTAGATGAGTCAGAACTACCAAAAAAAAATTATAAGTATTATGGAGCAGTTAGAGGATATTGGGTAAATGATAATACAAAAAAAACTTTACCAAAGGGAGAAGAATGGGTATTACCATTAGACCCACATATTAAAAGATATCCTGTAATTGGTGAAAATGTTGTTTGTGTAAACTATCTCGGTAGAACATACTATACAACTATTTTAAATCACCAAAACAATCCAAATAATAATATTATGACAGGATTGGTAAATAAGGGTAAGGTTGGAGAAGCTTCACCAACAATTTCAACATCACCTATGTTCAATAAACCAGTATTAGCTAATGCTGGTGATATTATTTTTCAAGGTAGATTTAATAATTCTATTAATATAGGTTCTCAAGATTTGGTAGGTTCATCAATTAAGTTGGTTGCTCACGGTAGAGAAAACCCAAGTTATGATTTAGAAAAAGATGCAGCTTCTATTTATATACAAGATGGTGGAAATGTAAAAGTTAAGAATCCAAATAGTAAAATGGGTTCAAATATAGTTACTGGAAAAAAGATTGTGTTAGATGCAGATTATATTGTAATTAATGCTAAAAAACAATTAAAATTACAAGGCGGTGATTTGGTAGAAGTGGTAGGTGGTAACACAGAAATTAAACATAACGCTGGTGGACAAATAGCAACAGGAGAAACTGAAAAAGCTATTGATGAGTTAAGAGAAAGAACTAAAACAAAAATAGTTGATAGTTTTAATAAGACTAAAGACGAATTTATACAAGCAAAAGATAAAGGTCAAGAGGCATTTGATAAAGGAATTAAAGATTTAAAAGACCTTGATGACAAAATGAAAGATGCTGTCAAAGATATTGAAAAGAAAATTAAACAAATTAGACAAGTGTCATTTACTTTTGATGCACAAGAATTTACAAAACTACAAGACAAAGTAAATAAATTACAATCAGAGTTGGGTTCTACACCACCAACAGACCCAGTTAGAATTACGAGGTTGGGTATAGAATTGATTAATGTATTTAGAAGTTTTGTAACATTAGATTTTATGAACAAAGATATCGTAACGATTAAGAAGAAAAAATAGGAGTAAAAATGAAATCGAATAAATTAGTATCGTTAATAAAAGAAGTTGTCAAACAAGAGGTTAAAAAACAGATAACTGATATACTTATTAACGAAACAAATATTCCCAAAACAAAACCAGTAGTTAAGAGAAAAAAGGTTAAAGAACAAAAGTTCACAGATGACCCGACACTTAACAAAATTCTAAACGAAACTGCAAATGGTTCAAGAGATTTGGAAGAGTATCCATCATTAGGCGGTGGAACTTTTGATTCAAATCGCATGACTGAACTATTAGGTTATGGAAGTGGTGTTGGAAGTGGTATGGGAAATAAAGAAATTAAACGAGAAGTAGCGGCCGCAAGCACATTGAAAAGTGCTGGTATGAATCCAGATGCAGCTCCAGAGCACTTAACAAACGCACTAACAAGAGACTATACGGATTTGATAAAAGCTATTGATAAAAAGAAAAAAGGTAAATAATGGCAAGTGCAAGAGAAAACGATTTAAACCCAGATATTAAAATAGGTTTAGAACTTCCTTTCGCTAGAAGTAGTAGAGGTTTGTTCGGCCAAACAGCAACTACATTAGAACAAGCCGGACATAATATAAAAAATCTTTTACTAACATCAAAAGGTGAAAGAGTAATGCAACCTGATTTTGGTTCTGACCTAAGAAGTTTATTGTTTGAACAAGCAGGTGATAACATTAATAATGATATTAAGGAAGCTATAAGTGACGCTATGTCTAATTGGTTACCTTATATAAATATATCTAATGTTAATGTAATAGAAAATGAAACAAATCTAAATCAGATGAAGGTTAGTATAGATTTTTCTTTAAACTACGACCCAAACAGATTTAATACAATAACTTTGGATATTGAAGGAGAATAAATAAATGCCAAATGTAACAAAAGATGTAAAATATTTAAATAAAGACTTTTCACAATTTAGAAGTAATCTTATAGAATTTGCAAAACAATATTACCCAAACACGCACAAAGACTTTAATGAGTCTTCACCTGGTATGATGTTTATTGAAATGGCAGCTTATGTCGGTGATGTGATGTCCTATTATGTTGATTCACAATTTAAAGAATCTCTACTAGGATACTCAGAAGAAATAAGAACTCTTTACTCAATGGCACAAACATTTGGATACAAACCAAGATTATCAGCTCCTTCTAGTGTAAAAATGGAAGTATTCCAATTAGTTCCTGCAAAAGGTAGTGGTAATAATGTAGAACCAGATTATGATTATTCATTAAATATACCAGTCGGAGCAAGAATTGAGTCTACAAATGGAACAACATTTAGAACTACACAAGATTGTAATTTTAAATATGATTCGATAAGGTCACCAAGAACTTTTGAAATTTTTGAAAGAGATACAAATACACAAACACCCACATTTTATTTACTTAAAAAAGAAGTTCAAGCTAAAAGTGGAAATATAGTATCAGAAGACCATACATTTACTGGAGCAAAAAAATATTCAAGAATTAAATTAGCAAATCAAAACATTATAGAAGTAATAAGTTGTGTTGATAGTGATGGAAATACTTGGTATGAAGTTGATTCTTTAGCACAAGACACAGTATTTGATGAAACAGAAAATGTTTCTGATAATGACCCAACACTAGCAGAGTATTCAGCTAATGTTCCTTTCTTACTTAAATTAAAAAGAGCATCAAAAAGATTTACAACTTTTAGAAGACCAGACGCACAAATGGAATTAAGATTTGGAGCTGGTGTTAGTGATAGTCCAGACGAAGAAATTATTCCAAACCCAGACAACATAGGTTCAAACTTATCAGATAGTCCTACAAAATTATTTGAATCATTTGACCCTGCAAACTTTTTAAAAACAAAAACATATGGGGAAGCACCAAATGATACAACATTAACAATACAATATTCATATGGTGGTGGAAATACAGACAATGTTCCATCTGGTGATATTACAAAAATATCAGGAATTAGTTTTGAAATAGATACTACATCATTAAATTTACCAATGACAGAATTTGTAAAAAATTCAGTAGCGTTTTCAAATCCAGAAGCATCAAGTGGTGGTCTTGGAGCTGAATCACCAGAGGAGTTAAGAGAGAATATTAAAGCACATTTCCAAGCACAAGGTAGAGCAGTTACTAAAGAAGATTATATTGTAAGAACTTATTCTTTACCAGACAAGTATGGAAATATAGCAAAAGCTTACATAGCCCAAGATGATGTTTTATCAGTTAGTGATACAACACAACCACAACAAAATCCATTAGCACTAAATTTATATGTTCTTGGATATGATAGTAGTAAGTTCTTAACAAGTGTAAATGATGCAGTAAAAGAAAATTTAAAAACTTATTTAATAAGATTTAGACCAATAACAGACGCGGTTAATATTAAAAACGGATATGTTATTAATATTGGTGTTAATTATTCGATAGTTACAACAAATAATTCAAATCACGCAATTGTATTACTCGCAGTTAATAATTTAATTAAAAACTATTTTGAAATTGATAGATGGCAAATAAACCAACCAATCATACTTTCAAAACTACAAAATGAAATATCAAGTATCGATGGAGTAGCATCAGTTACAGATTTGAGAATAACAAACAAATATAAAGCTATAGATGGTTATAGTGGTAATGTATATGATATACAATCTGCAAATAAAAATGGAGTAGTATATCCAGCACTTGACCCAAGTATATTTGAATTAAAATATCCATTAAAAGACATTGTTGGTAATGTAGTTGGTGGTGAAAATAGTAATGGAGGACAATACTAATGCATTTCTTTAGTTTCGCAGAAAAAGACGCAACACTTTACGAGGGTAGTGCTACACAAAGTAGAAATACTGGATTAGACGAAATATTAGAAGTTCGTAAAGATATGAACGCTGATGGTTCAGTAGTAAATGTATCACGAACTTTAATCAAATTTGATATATCAGATATATCATCATCAATAGTAGCAGGAATTATTCCTGAAAACGCAAGATATTATTTAAATTTATATGACGCAAAGTCAACTGAATTAGCAACAAGTCAATCTTTATTTGCACACCCAGTAAGTCAGTCTTGGGTTCAAGGTGATGGAAGATTCTTCGACCAACCAGCAACAACAGAAGGTTGTTCTTGGAGATATCGTGATGGGGAAACAACAGGAACTCAATGGATAAGTGGTTCAAACAATACAGGTGGAACTTGGTATGCAGGAAGTGGTTACGAAGCATCCCAATCATTCAATCACGAAACAACAGATATGAGAATGGATGTTACAGATATTATGACCAAATGGATTAGTGGTTCTATAGCTAATGAAGGATTTATAGTGAAGCGTTCAGGTAGTATTGGTAATACATCATCTTCATTAGATGAAGGAAGCACAGATAGACTTGGAAACTTCTCTTTCTTTTCAAGAGATACACATACAATTTATCCACCAAAGTTAGAAGTGGAGTATGATGATGCAACATTTAATACTGGTTCATTAACAACATTAGGTGCAGATGACATTGACGAAGTTACCGTTTATATGAAAGGTTTGAGAGAAGAATATAAAGAGAAATCAAAAGTTAGATTTAGAGTGTATGGTCGTGAAAGATTTCCAACAAGAACTTATTCAACAAGTTCTCAAAATCTGACAGTAAAATTTATTCCTAGTCAAAGTCAATATTCAGTTAGAGATGCATTGACAGAGGATACAATTATACCATTTTCAACTGGTTCTTATTTGAGTTGTGATGGAACAGGTAATTATTTCAGATTAGATTTAAACGCTTTCCAACCAGAAAGACACTATCGTTTCTTATACAAAGTTGTAAGTGGTAGTGGAAATACAAGAGTAGAACATATACTAGATGAAGACCACATATTTAAAGTAACGAGGTAAAAAAGTGCCTTACACAGAAGAAGAGCTAAAAAGTTATCAATTCTATTTAGACAGAATTGAAAATCAAAGACAAAAATACACAGACTATTTATCAGACCCACGAGTTTTTTCAGAAAGTCAAAGAAATCACATTGTTGTGAGTGGAAGTAACACTCTAATAAGTTTTGAAGATATTGATGAGGAAAGAAGAAAACAATCACCTTTTCGTAGAGTTGGATTAACTAGAGATGACCAAAATGTTGTGAAGTCAAATTTATATCCTACATTTCATAAAGGAGAAAAATATGACAATACAATAGATGGTGAAATAGATTCTTTGATACCACAAGCACCCGATTTACTAACCGCACAATTATCTAATGCACCAAATGATAATGTTTTAAATCCTTCAAGGATTGATGATGATGGAACTACCATTTCACCACAATTATTATCACCATCTAGAACAAGACCAAATGAAAGAACAGACGGTTATACTATTGATTTAGTAAATGGTGATATCATTGGATTAGATGGCTGGGAAGAATCACAAACAGAATTTGGACTTGATGTTTATTATTTACAAAAAAATCGTAAAAGAAGATTTCCAAATATGAAAATATTACAATCACATATAAATAATTTATTAGGGCCAAACATAGATTTGGAAATTATACTTATAGAAAAAGAAGACTTAGACTTTATATTATCAGCAGAACCAATGGAATTTAACACAGAATAAAATTATGGCAAGAAATACATCAAGATTAAAAAATACAGACTTCGAAATCCTATATACAGGAGAATCAATAAGAAAAGGTGTTTTACCTACAACAGATTCACCACCATTTGGCGAAACTGAAAAAGATTATATAGAGATGATAATCTCAACTACAACTGGAACAATATTAGAAACTTTTGTAGTAGCTAAAGGTGATAAAGTAAATGAACACTTTGATAGTAATGGTGAATTTGTAAAAATAAATCCTGGTATTTTTATGAGAGAAAAAGGATATTTTTCCGGAGAATATAATATTGAATTTAACTTTTTAAGAGAAGTAGCTGGTTCTACAAATAATAATGTATTATTAACTCAACTTAATAAAGTTTGGGAAGGCCCTACATATGTAGATGATGATGGTAATATACTTGAAACAAGTTATGATGAAGAGTCAGAAACGAATATTCCAACTACCCGAAATGAAGACAACTCAAATTTATTAAGAGAGGTATCTTTAAAATATTATATTGATGAAATTTCAAGTGATAGAACAGAGGTTAGATTACTACCATTCTCAATAGATGACAAAATCTACAATGAAGAATTTAAAGGAATTGGTAAAGATAAAGTAGTATTAACATATGATAATGAACTTGATATATTAGATGACGGAAATAACGAATTTAGAGTTTTAGATTATGAAACTATGGACGATAAATTAAAAGAACAATTAGTTGGTGGAGAACTAATCATTTCAGATGCATATGAAATATTAGATTTAACCGATATTGAAAAGAATGTAGATTTCTTGGTTGGAGAAGATATAATTCGTCAGGGAGGACGCCTGGATTGGGGTGCTAACTGGAAACACTTTGTTAAAGATGGAGGAAGGTCACCTAATCACACAATTCACGGTGGAGATAATAATTATTATGTAGATGTTCCAAGTTATCACCATATGGTGCCTGCACTTAGAGGTGGATATAAAACAGACTTTGTTATTACTGCAAAAGCATCGGATGTTGATAAGACTTTATTTGAACAACTTGGAAATGGAAAAAACCAAAGTTACAAATCTGGAAATGCTACAAATGATTTTATAGCTAAAAGAGATTCGTTGAGACCAAATTTCTTTTTGGGTGGAGCTGCAATTATTGGATATCAAACATATGGTAGTTACGGTTTTCCACTTTGGATAAGAGCAAAAGGAGAACTTACAAGATTAAAAGGTGCAAAGCTAACAATAGATATAGACGGAGAAGTGATTGGTGGAGCTAATGGAGCAACTCAAACAAAATTTACAGGACAAAAAGTTACAGACTTTGACGGAGAGAATACATTTGTGAGAATAACTACACCAATGGATACAACAGGTGGTGGTAATGACGCAACAGCAGGAGTTTTAGTTAATTTAAGTGTAAAATTTGAACATCCACTTTGGACTGGTAGTATACAGAAAAATAATGTCTTTGCTATATATCCAGATGATGATAAGGGTGCAGCTAAAAACTTTGTTAATGCTGGATTTGATGGGGGTCGTGTATAATGGACTTAAATAAAATATATATATCATATAAATCTAAAATCGTAAGTATAGATAAAGAAACAGGAAAAATAAAAACCGAAAATACTTTTGATAAGAACGAATACTTATCATCTCTAAATATTTATGATGAAACTATAATAGATGGAGCTAAACAACAAGGAAAATCAAATGGTTGGGCAATCAATTATAACTCGATAGATACAAAAAACTTAAATGTTCTTATGAATGTTGGTGGTAACAAATCAGTAATAGTAAATTCCAGTATAGACGCAGAAACTACAAAATTAGACCCATATTCAGTAGTATTAAAAACATATGAACCAATACAAACTGATATTTTTACAAAAGATAAAGTAAATATTGTAAAAGAAATGATACAACCTGTAAGGGATACCATAAGACTAGTTCCATTTAATGATGCAGATTTAGGGGATAATTATTTATATCAACCAAATGATAAGTCACCACAATATATAGATAACTTGAGAACATCTAATAAGACTCAAGAAGATTTATTAACATCAGACAATTATTTATCAGGTTCACTATTTAATGAAATCTTAAGTGGTAGTAATCAAGCAGATATTAATGTTGATTACAATGACTATGATAACTTCTCAACATTTGGTTCAATAAGAAAACGATTAGAAAATTTCTGGACTAAAATGGAAAGATATGAGTATTACTCAAAAGAAAGTGGTTCATTAGCCGCACTAACAGCTAGTGCAGTATTTAAATCTGAAATCGTAAAAAATGAAGAATTAAAAAATGGTATTGTAAACAACTTTGACCATTTTGAAAAATATCTATTCTTTGAAAGTTCATCAGCAAACACAAGTTCATTTGGATTAGAATTTGATACATCTTGGCCAAAAGAAAATTCATCAAAACCACACAATGTATTGAGTGTAAGTTCATCTGCAGTTGCAACTTGGTATAACAATAATATTATATCTGCATCTAATTATGACCAAGACAATCCAAATCGTTTGATAAATCTTATACCAGAATATATAAAAAGAGATGATAATACAATTGCTTATAATCCTTCATCATATGATTCAGGTTCAGCACTTTCTAATAGAAGAGATGATGTTTCAAATAAACCTTTTTTAGATTTTTTAGATATGACTGGACATTACTTTGATAATATATTAGTTTATATTAAAGCGTTTGAAGACATTTATAATAGAAGAGAAAATTTGGATAAAGGATTATCAAAAGACTTAGTGTGGACAGTTTCTAATGCCTTTGGTTGGAGACAACCTTCAGGAAAAGAAATAATAGATTTACACAGATATTATAAAGGACAATTTTTAAGTGGTTCAGCAACATCATCAGCATATACAACATATTCAACAGAATCAGAAAAAGATTTAGAGAGAGAAGTATGGAATCGTATTCTTACAAGTATGCCTTATATTCTAAAAACAAAGGGAACAAAAGAGTCAATTCAAGCTCTTGTTAATTCATATGGTATACCACCATCAATTTTAAGAATAAATGAATATGGTGGACCAGACAATTTAGATTATCAACCAACATTTGATATCCAACAAAGATTTACTAAAGCATTAGATTTCAAAGGAAGTCAGTATATTGTAAATCAATGGAAAGAATCTTCTGGAAGTTTAAGAACACCAGACTCAATAGAATTTAGATTTAGAACACCTTCATCATCAAATCAAGTATTGTTAGCAAAAGATGATGACTTTGTAGTTAGATTAAAAGACGAGGGTTCAATTACTGATAATAAAGGTAAGATAGAATTTTTAATATCAAGTTCATTAGGAACAAGTAGTGTTACTTCATCTTTATTCCCAGTATTTAACAATGAATTTTGGTCAGTAGGTATTACAAGAGAATCAAGTAGTGTATATGATGTAATATCAGACAGAACGGGTGAATATAATACAACAAGTAGTATTAAGTATAATTTATATGTAAAACAATACGAAGCGGGTAGAAGTAAGATACTTTATGATTCTTCTACATCAATGATACTAAGTGGTTCAACCACAGGTGATGCGTCAGCTTCCGCACTATTAAATGGACAATGGACATCAAGTGGTAACTTGTATTGGGGTTCAACGGGTTCGTTTGGAGATATGGGTGTAGAATTTACTGGTTCATTCCAAGAATTAAGATTGTGGAATGCTCCACTTACAGAATCAGCATTTGATAATCATACAAGAGCTCCAAAAGCAATTAATGGTAATCACGCATCAGCATCATTTACAGATTTAATATTTAGATTACGATTAGATGAAAATAAAAATTTAGCAACATCATCTGGTTCAAGAAATGTAGCACCAGACCAAATTACATTTGCACACACAAGTAGTGCATTCCAAACTGGTAGTGCTGTAGGATTTACAGCAAATACTTATGTTAATGTTGAACAAGAAGAAAAAAGATTAACGCCTAATATAGGACTAAATAGAAAGACAAATACAAAGGTTAGAATAGAAAAAAATTGGATACCAACTGGTTCATTCTTAAGTCCAGACCACAGAAGTGAGGTAGGTTCTTTCGATACAATGCCATTAGATTCTAATAAGGTAGGAGTTTTCTTCTCACCAACAGATGTTGTTAACCAAGATATTATAGAGTCAATTGCAGACTTAAACTTTGAACAAGAAATTGGTGACCCAAGAGACCAAAATAAATTATTTTATAGAGGACTAAAGAAATTAGCAGATTCATACTTCCAAAAATATACAGGAACAAATAATTTTTGGGACTATATGAGATTGATTAAATACTATGACCAAGCTATATTTGAACAAATTAAAAAAGTAATACCAGCAAGAGTCAAGTTCAACTTTGGTTTGTTAATAGAACCTACTATCTTAGAAAGAAGTAAAAATACAATGGGTAAGACACCGAGTATAGAAAATATATCTAAAACTGGTGAAATAAATGTTGGTTTATTAGAAGCAACACAATCTTATAGAAGACCAGTAGTGTCAGTAACTTCATCTTACACAGACTACACTGCAATATTATCATCAAGTTTTACAAGAGAACCATCAGTTTATCTTATTGGAAGTGCTTCACTTTCATCTTCACTTGATGATTATAGATATTTAAATACTAAAGTTAGAACAAGAGAAGTATATTATTTAACATCAAGTATTTCAGAAAGAAGTTATGATATAACACTTACACCTGGTTTATCAAGTAGTGTTATTTATGAACCAGATATATTATTCAACGAAGCTGTGATGCCTTTTTATTCGTCATCAAGAGAACATCCAACACTTAAAGAAAGAGAAGTATTTTACACAAGTTCAACAGCAGTAGGAACTGCAGGAGTAGCCACAGGTTCACAAAAAAGTTATGCAACATTTTCAAGTTCTTTATATCACGCTTATTCATCATCTTTAAAACCAGCAGAAGTCCAACTACCAGCTGATTATATATCAGGATTTAGAAGACTTAATTTTGAAGGAACAAAGAATACAATAGAAACAACAACAGATGGTAAATTACCAATAGAAATTAAATCTACACAAGGAACTGCTGTAGTAACAAGAAAAACCAGTGGTGGTCAAAGATTGGAAGTAGTAAGAAAGAAATAATTTAATCAAAAATTTTGTTTTCGTATATTTATAATTGACACCAAAGTGTTTCAGAATGAAATCAAAATTTAATCACAAATAGGAGTAAAAATGGGAGTTTTAGACAACACAACCATAACTGTAGATGCTATATTAACGAAAAAAGGTCGTGAGTTATTAGCAAAAGGAGACGGACAATTTAACATTACAAAATTTTCATTGGGAGATGATGAAATAGATTACAACTTATATGATGTAACTCATCCCAATGGTTCAAATTTTTATGGGGAAGCAATAGAGAATATGAATCTATTAGAAGCTATCCCAAACCAAGATTTAGCATTAAAATATCCATTAGGTGATATAGAGGCTTCAAATGACGGTGATACAACGAGTGGAGCTTATGTATTATCGGTTAACCCACCTTCACTTATAATGAAATCTGATGAAAGAAACACATTTACAGCCGCACTAAGTAATTTTTCAGGAACACCAGACTTTACATTTAGTTTAAATTCTACTGAGTATGCAACTCTTACTGGAAAAAATCCAACAGCAGGTACTGTAACATTGATATCTAAACCAGTATTTACAGACAGACAAATTGTCTTAACTATTACAGAAGAAATAACTGGTAAAAGTAAACCAATTAACATAACAATACAACCATCACAAAAAAGTGGTGGTACAGTAAAATAAGGAATATAAAATGAGTAAAGTAACATTTGATTTAAGTAGAGATATCGTATCAGAGGAAAATCAAACTCTGACATCAGGTATTTGGTCAGAAGGAGCCTCATCATTGACTTCTTTTTTCACATCATCAGTCCAGTCAAGTTCAAACGGACAATACTTTTTACAAGTATATAATAAAGATACTTCAGACGCAACAGCCGCTAAACAATTCGCAGTTGTATATGGACACAAAGGTGGTAGTGGTTCACTAGGAGCTCCAGGAACAGCAGGTGGTAGAGATACAGCCGCTGTGTATGGACAATTATTAAACATAACACAACCACCAGAAACAGAATTATTTAATTTTGGTAGTTCTACATTAACAACTAAACAACACATTTATGGAATTCTATTTGATAGAAGTCGTATGAGAGAAAAAGTAGACCCAGGAAATTGGGAATTAGTATTAGGAGGGCCAAATGGTTCGGCTACACAAAAATTATCATTAATTGATGATAGTTCTACAAACACATCTACTATAAACGATAATGGTGTTACTGAATTTAATGTAGTAACAGGTTCTATACAAGGTGGTTCAACAAATATTGTAACAGCCGCTTCAGATATGGGAGCTTCAACAGGTTCTTTTGGTAAGTTTTATCCAGATTTTGGATTGATTGTTTTAAGTGCTAACGCATTAGAAAAATCACAACTTGGTAGTTTAGGAGCCGCTAAACCAGCATTTAGTCCATATTTTGAATTTGGAACACCCCACCAAGATGGAACTTCTTATAGTGGTTCAAATACACTACATAATGTAGCTTCACATAGTTTACATAGATTCGTAGATTCATTAAATTCTGGTTCATTATTCCAAGCTCGTAGAGAAGAAGTAGTAAGTTCAACTCACTACTTTTGTAGAGTAATGAATGATAAATTCAATAGAAGTAATAATCCAACTTGGGTTACTGGTTCAAATGGAACACCAAGAATTGAAGCATTTAGAGCAAGTCCAAAGACTTACATTACACAAGTAGGTTTATATAATGATGCTAATGAACTATTAGCTATAGCCAAGTTAAGTCAACCAATTCTAAAATCAAAGTCAAGAGAAGCACTAATTAAAGTTAAATTAGACTTTTAATAAGGAACATCATAAATGGGTATCTACAAAAATATAAAACCCGAAGATGTTTCACTTAGGTCTTTTCAAGTCCACAAAGAGTTCACATTTAGTAATACAGATAGTGGCAGTGGAGTTTATGGTATTCGTGCCATAAGTGGTAGTGTCTATAATTTCAGACAATCAACAGCAAATTCACAAAGTTTCGGAGAATACAATTCAATTTCAGCATCAGTTGGAAAAAATCCTTATTGGGCAACATACTACGAAATACCAACATACGGGTTAATAAACTCAACATTTTATCACGACATTAATGTAGCTGATAGTTTTCAAGTAGATTTAACTCATTGGAATAAAGTTAGTTCTTCAAGAGACTCATTTGTTACAATATCAGGGTCAGACTTTCCAGATAGAGTTTTAAGAACAGAATTTCAATCAAGACAATTACACGCTTCAGCTTCAGTAATATCTATACCACAAGAACTTTGGGGAGAACAAATAAAACCAAAATCAGTTACAATCACAGATAACAGCACAGACACAACAATGACATTGAAAGATGACGGATTAGGAAATCTTTATGACAATGATTACTCATCATCATTTACAATAGCATCTGAATCACTAGGAACAGATGGTCAGATTACTGGTAGTATAATAGGTAATGTTATGTATAGTCACGGACTAATCGTTATCACAGATACTGGTTCTTATAAAGATGTAGGTAATACAGGTGGTGGAGATGGTTGGGAAGTAACTTTCAAAGGAACTCAAACTATATATGAAAGAGAAATACAATGTAATGTTGAAAGAGGAGAATTTCAATCAATAAATAATTTATCAATAACACCTGGATATAGTGGTAGTCAAAGAATAGAAGCAGGATTTTTAAGTGGTAGTTATGGAACACAACACAGATTATTAACACCTATATGGCCAGCGAGTTCATCTTTTAAAACAAAGACAATAACAGAAACAGATGGTTCAGGTGGTATTAATAGTTATACCGTAAATGATTTATATGAAGGAACTGGTTCAATACACAACTTTGCAACAGGTTCAGACTTCAGTCCTTATATATCAGTAATAGGATTATATGATTCTAACAACGAATTATTAGCAATTGGTAAATTAGCTAAACCTATTAGAAATGATAAAGAATTAGATATGAATTTTATCGTAAGATTTGATGTGTAATAAAATAAATTACACATATTTATTTACAACGGAGATATAAAGATGCCTAACAGAGGAGCCAAAGATAGAAAAGCAAGAAGACAGAAGTTAAATTCTAAATGGGCTCGCGAAGGTAGAACAGCTAATCAAAACAAGAAATGGAAAGCAAAACAACCACAAGGTCAAACAACGGGATTTGGTAAAAGATAATGGATAATATAAAAACAGATGTCATTAAAAGTTTTACTATCCAAGACACTTTAAATTCAAACATATGGGAAAATGGAAAATTAAAAGTAGAAATTTTAAAGAAATTAAGAAAAATTGGTAAAGACTTTTTTAATGATTTAGATTTAGAACCAAATGTAAAACTACACGATATAACTTTAACAGGTAGTATTTCAAATTATAATTGGTCAAAATTTTCAGATGTAGATTTACATTTAAGATTAGATTTTAGTGAAGTAGATGACGATAAAGATTTTGTAAAAAATTATATGTTAGCTAAAAAAACTATATGGAATGATAAACACGATATAACAATTTATGATTTTCCAGTAGAAGTGTATGTAGAGGATATCGGTGATACCCACATTGCATCTGGACTATATTCAGTTTTAAAACACAAATGGTTAGTTGTTCCAAAGAAAAAAAAATTAGAAATAGACTTTGACGATATTCGTTCAAAGGCAGAAGGATATGTAGGTTCTATCGATACTCTAAAAGAACTAATGAGTCTTGGTAGATATAAGAAAGTAATCCAAATGATTGAAAATATCAAAATGAAGTTAAAAAGAATGAGACAATCAGGATTAGAAAGAGGTGGTGAGTTTTCAGTTGAAAATCTCGCATTCAAAGCACTTCGTAGGTCACCATTTATAGCAACAATTTCTAAAATGAAAGATGATGCTTATGATAAGTTAATGACAATGGAAGGTGTTTTAAAAGAAGACATCAAGATTCCAATTAAAGTTGGTGATATCGTTAAAATGGGTAGGTTCAAAAATAAAAAAGTTAAAATCAAATCAATCAAATGGAATGAAAAGGGTGATTTACTATTTAATGGTAGACCAGCTTTAAAATTTAGAATACCGAAGAAACAAGTAAGTGAGTGTGTAGCATTCTCAAAAAAATTTGGTGATGATGTTGTATTAGGAAAAAATCGTGATAGAAATTATACACCAGAATTAAAAGTTGTTAGAGAGATGAGTGGTAATGGAATAGAACTTTGTTATATGGTAGACCAAGATACAGATTGGTCAGAAGGTATGAACTCAAATGGTATTGGATTGGTTAATTCAGCACTATTCGTAAAAAGAGATGAAAAAGACTTTGATAAATCAAAGAAAGAGAAAGCACCTTCAAAAGATGGAATCCGTATCAGACACGCATTATCAAAAGACACATTAACAGAAGTTGTTAAATCATTGGTTAATTTTGATACTGGTGTAAAGGGACACACAATTGTAAGTGATGGAAATAAATTAGTTGTAATTGAAAATACAAGTAGAACTTCACCAAAAGTAAAAGTTCACGATATTAGTAAATCACCAGTAGTTCGTTCTAATCACGGAATTGAACACCCAGAACAAGGGTATACAAGAGGTGATGACAGAGTTTCATCTGAACTACGAATGAAAAATGCATCAGAGTTATTAGGTAAAGAAAAAAATTATAAAGAAATATTCCCACAATTCTACAACCACACACAAGAAATGGGGCCTAAATATGACTTAGTTAGAGCTCAAAACAAACTATGGACTTCAAGTCAAATTTTAATGAACCTAAACAAAAAAGAAATGATTTTATATCTAATACCCGGAGCAGTAAAGTTTGTTGGTGTAGAAAACAGATTACCAAAAAATCACGAATCAAAAATTAATTTAAAAGTTCGTCAATATGAACATTCACCACACGACAAGTATGATACATTTGTTACCACAGACGAAAAACCGAAAAAGAGTGCTATTAAAGATTCAGATGTAGTTGTTGAAGGAATAAATGAGGGTGTAGATGACCCTGGTATTTTAAAAGCAGTATTCTTAGCAGGTGGGCCTGGTAGTGGAAAAACTTGGGTAGCAAGAGGATTGTTCGGAATACCTGATAGAGTTAATGTTTCTCAGTCTGGATTAAAAATGGTTAACTCAGATAAAGAATTAAAATTCTTATTAAACAAATTTGGATTTGGAACAAATTTAGATATGTTACCAGACGAATTATTCAGACAATTAACAGACCCGAAATCATCTGATTATAGTGGACTTAGAACTTTCGCCAAAGAATTAACTGGTGTTAGAAAAAAACAATATATGAATGGTCGTTTAGGTATGATTATAGATGGAACTGGTGATGACTTTAAAGAAATAAGAAAACAAAAAAAAGAAGTAGAAAAATTAGGATACGATACTTATATGGTATTTATTAATACTTCATTAGAAATAGCTTTATCAAGAAACGAAAAACGAGATAGAGTCTTACCAGCAAGTATTGTAAAAAATTCACATAGAGAAGTAGTTAAAAATATTGGTGGATTTCAAGGTCTATTCGGTGGTAGTAATTTTTTAATCGTAGATAACAACAAAGATTTAGATGAAGAATCAGCACAAAAAAGATTTAATATGTTAGTTAAAAGAGGTATTAGTAAATTTGTTAAAACACCTATTAAAAATAAAATAGGAAAAGGTTGGATTAGTAAAAATAAAATTTTAAAAAAAATGACAAAAGAAAATTTTGTAAATGAAAATAAACCCGTTAAGACAAATTTTAAATTAGCTAGATTGATAGTTAAAAAATATGGATTAAAAAGTAAAGTAGTATTATCAAAAAGAGGTGGAACAAGCACAGGTGATTATAGTGTAGAGTATGATAGAATAGAACTAAGAAAAGAATATGAAAATGTAGCAGAATTCATTATTTCAGTTCTACACGAAATCAAACACGCATTAGACGCTAAACACTTAAAACCTAAAAGGTTTTTAAAAAAATATAAACAAGCTTCAAAGATAGCAGCTTATCAAGGTTTAGATAGACACGATGCTAATAAATGGGAAAAAAGAGCTGAAAGTTGGGCTCAACGAGAATGGAAAAATAAGTGGAAAAATAAACTTGAAAAAATATAATTGATTTTGGGAAAGTTTAGTTATATTTATTATTGGTTATGAAAACGAGAAGTGCTAAAAACAAAGGTAAAAGGTTACAGAATAAAGTCCGAGATTTAATCTTGGAAAAATTCACACAATTAGAAGAAGATGATGTTCGTTCAACTACTATGGGAGATAGTGGAGAAGATGTTTTATTATCACCTGCCGCTCGTAAATTATTTCCATTTGCAACTGAATGTAAGAATCAAGAGAAATTAAATATATGGAGTTCTCTTGAACAAGCAGAAACAAACGCTGGGAAACATATACCATTATTAGTATTTAAGAGAAACAGAAGTAAGACCTACGCGGTTTTAGAATTTGGGAAGTTATTAGAGTTATTAAATGAAGATAGTGAGTCTACTCAATAGAGTATTAAAATCACAAGGACAACAATTAACAAAAGAAAACGAATATATGTATTGGAGTCCTTTTGTTGCACACCACAAACCAAAACTACAAGTTAATGTAAAAAGTGGAAAATGGCATTGTTGGGTGTCTGGTGAAGGTGGTCACAATCTTTTTCAACTATTTAAAAAACTTAAAGCCACAAAAAAACATTATGATGAATTAAAAGAATTATCAGATGATTTTGTTACATACAAATATGTTCCAGATACAAAAACAAATAAAGAGGTAAAATTACCTGATGAATATAAACCAATGTGGATTGAGTCCAAAGAACCAATTTACAAACACGCTTTAAAGTATTTAAAATCACGAGGAGTTTCATCAGACGATATGATTAAATACTCAATTGGTTATTGTGAAGATGGATTATACTCAAACAGAATTATTATTCCTTCATATGATGGTGAGGGTAAATTAAATTTTTTTGTTGGTAGAGATGTGTTTGATAGTAAACTTAAATATAGAAATTCACCAACACCAAAAAATATTGTTGGATTTGAATTATTTGTAAATTGGGAAGAACCAATATTATTAGTTGAAGGAGCTCTAGATGCAATATCAACCAAGATAAATTCTATCCCGTTATTTGGTAAGACAATTATGAATTCCTTGAAAAGAAAGATTTTAGAGAAGAAAGTAAAAACTCTTTATGTTGCACTTGATAATGATGCATTAAAAGATAGTATGAAAATTGTAGAGGAATTAATGAGTGAAGGAATAAATGTTCATATGATTAAGATGACAGAAAAAGACCCAAATGACTTGGGATACGAAAAATTTACAGACATAAAAAACTTAACTGAAGAAACTTCATTTAAAGAATTAATAAAATATAAACTTGGGATGGTTTAATTGAAAAGAAAAAAAATTAATATTCCTTTTAAGGAAATTAAATACA